TATCTCATTTTTTTCCTCTATCATATTCAGGTATATATACCTCATCAGAAGGCTCTTTAACGAACTTTCCTTCTTCTTCTATATATTTTCCTTTTCTTGTATTAATGTGCTTTAAACCTTCTTCTATTACTACTATTGGGTCATATCCCATCTTTAGCAATGAGCCAATAGAATACACTATAATATCAAAGAATGTATCTACTACATCAGCTTCTAATATTATATCTTTTGGTTCAGGGATAGCTTTCATAGCTTCCCTACGTGTCAAACCATAAGATTCATATACTTCTTCTAGTATATTTAACATTTCGTTATTATGTACATATGGAATTTTATGCAAATTCCTATCTAATTGCCATTGTATAATATCTTTTATCATTCTATCTCCTTTATGTGATTAATATATATTTGGTCTTTTGATATCATCTCTTCTATATGTAAAGGCATTAATTTATATGCTCTTAAATACTCTACATCTTCTCTTGGTAAATCCCAAGATAAAATATTATATGTAGTTTTTATATGGTGCATTTGCTCATAGTAAGCTTTACATACCATACTACTATGTGATATTTGATAGTAAACATTTATGTTTTTAGGATCTACTTTCAATTTTATTAAATAATTATCACAGCAATTATTTATTTTAGTTTCTAATATTGCTTTGTAATTAATCAATTCAATAATATTAATATCACTTTCTATTCTGATTGTAAAATCTACTTTACATTCTTCTTTATACTTATAGTATTCTTCTTGGATTTTTAATAGATTATTTTGAAATCTATTAGTTGATCTTTCTAACCTTCTATATGCTTTTACTAAATTTTGACATTTTTCTAAGAGCATAGTAGGATTTTTTAATGTTAAATTGAAAGCCTCTATAATAGAGACTTTTGGAATTTTGTTTACACAACTTTTGAATTCATCAATTGATTCAAAAATTTTATGATATATCTCATCTTCTAATACATAAGTCATATGTATTAGTTCTGTACTTTGGATGAATAATAAAATACTACTATTATCAAACTTTAGAGTTTTTTTTGTAGTATTTCCATTAACAGTTTCAGTTAATACTTCTGCTGGAGCTAACTTCTCTATTAAGTAAGTTACATAATGTGCTATTTTTTTATACATTTATTCTCCTACCAGAACAACATTATCTAATTCTATAAAGTTCCATTCACCACTTTCTAATACTTTTTTGTATAAACAATCTACACCATATCTTGTGATATCTTCTTTAGTAAAGTTAGAAAATAATTTTAAAATAAATCTTTTATCTTCTTTACCTTCTATTTTATATTCTTCCCAATATTCTTTTAATTCCTCAGTACAGCCAAACTTATTAACTAAAGCTCTTTCGCCTCCTTTAGAAAAATAGTAATCATATAGTCCTTGTTTAGCTTCTTCTGAAAAATACTCTATACTTTCTATCCAAGCTTCTTTAAATGTTTTCATTTATATCTCCTTCGTATTTAAATATAGCTCCATCTTTTAATAAATCTTTTGTATAATTTACTGTCTCATACAAATACTCCCAATAATATTTATCTTTATATATAAATATTAAACCATCAGTTAAAGCTCCTATAGATTCAGGAGGAACAATTGTTACATCAAACTCTAATAGCTGAAATATTTCTTTAACAGTAAGAGATTTAATATTAGAAGAAAATCTTCTTAGCTTTTTCCTATCATTGCTGTCTATTTGAACCAAAAGATTATTATTATCTAGTATTTTAGTCAACATTGCAACTACTTACTTTAGATATTTCTCTATTTACATCATATAATTCTCTAGCTGTTTCTAGTAAGTTTACTAAATTATCTACTATAGATTTTATATATTCTGTATCTAAAGTAAAATCTAATTTTTTGATATCAAAATTGCCTGTGTAATCCACATTGATATTATCTTTTTGTGGATAGTAAGCTACTCTGATATTTCTCTTATAATCTTTAAATGAAAGTACTTCATACATAGAATTATTGTATGTGTAATCTTCTAATATAGTTTCTAGTTTCTTTCTTTTTTTTAGAAGTCTAGATAGATCTTCTAACATTTCTTCTTTGAAATAAACCTCCATTGTAAAGAGATTTATTGCAGCTTCTCTTTCTGCTTTACTCATTCTTTTAAATACTTTTTCTATATTAAAAGCATATACTAATTGTCCACAAGGATTCATTCGTATACACATTCTTCCTGATCCATCTACATATAGACTACTATCAATCTCTTTAACTACTTTGTTCATTGCTTCTATGAATTGCAACATTTATACTCCTTTTTAAATTTCTTTTATCTGTTAAATCTATCTCATCAAGTATATTTTCAAAACTACTATTTATATAGTTTATATATGGAGAGAAATCTTCTCTTAGTTTCTCAACATAATCTTTCATACTTTCATCTTTCTCAAGTTCTTCCATTACACCATCAAATACCATATGATACACTGCACCAATTAATACTCCTGGATCAACTTTACAATTATCACAATCTATGTATTCTAATAGATCTTCTTCGTATTTGTCATATAATTTAGCTATACTCATCATATTTTTAAAATGTTCTTCATCTAAAGAACAAAAGTCAGCTATAATTACCATTGTCCTGCCTTTAAATAAGTATCTGTTTCTAATGCTCTAGTTACATTAAAGCTATGCCTATTACAAGCTGTATTCGTAGCTATTATATGATCTCCAGCCCAATCATTTCTGTATGGAATAGTTTTCTGTATATCAGTCTCTCCTACATAATCCTTAGTAGTATTCAATAGTATAGCTAATGGATGAATTAAAGATTTAGTTTCTATGAATTCCTCCATATCAATGAAATGTCTCTTAGTTGTATTTTCTATATACCTATAAGCTTTCTTTGCAAAAGGTACATTCATCTTTTTTGTAGCAGGAAGTATAGTATATTTTTCTGAATTCTTTAGGTATTGGTTGCCTAACATATTCCTAAATACAATTCTGTCTTTGTACCAATCACTAGACAGCAAGTATGTAACTATATTCATAGTATTACTTCCTACATAACAACAATTAAAAAAATCATTGTCCTCATTACACAATTCAGGTATTATTTTTACCTGTTTTGATAGATTCAGTATTTCATACATTATAGCTCCTTTTATTATGTATGTTAATCAAATTATTTATGAAGTTGTCTAGATTCATCTTAACTGTGTACTTCTTTTCCACAACTTCTAGTTCTTCTTTGAACTCTTCTATTTTCTTTTTAATAGCAAAAGCTAAATTATCAACTGTATACCTTATAGCTTCGTAGTCTAATACTACAATAGTAGAATCAGATATGTACAACCAATTGTCTTCTATAAGTTCTGATTTAAATGTGTTATCTTTGACACATAGATAACTATTTAGATCTTCTTTATAGAATACTCTTACTCTAATTGTTCCATTAAACACAGTTGGTTCTGTGTATTCTATGCTCCACATATTAATCTCCATTTATTAAATTTTGTATATCTTTATGATGTATTTTATTTTTTGAATAAAAAAATCCACCTTTTCTAATTTTTGCTAAGAATTCATCTATTTTTTCTTCAGCTTCTTTTGCATTAAACTCTTTTCTGTAATCAGTTACTCTAAATTTAACTATATCTATTGAAGGATATTCCTTCAAACCTAGTTCTATACACTTGGTTTTTATTTCGTCTAATGTCATATTTCCTCCAATGTTTTTTGTATAACTTCTAATGAAGCATTGTTTTCTAATGAAATTAATTTACTCCATTTCTTACCTATATCCATAGCTACTTCTAAGTGAATTAAATCACTCTTAATAGTATCTTCTTGCCATAACATACAATCAATAAGATTATCATTTAACCATTTTATAGTAAATACATCTTCTTTAACTAATAACATCACACAGTCGTGTATCTGATTAATAAAGAATATATCTTTAATATTATTTTCTATAATTCTTTGGTTCAATTCCACTAAAGCTCTATTTACTAACAATCCCCAAGATTGAGTAACTGCATTGTTTGAACTTCTAGCTTCTTGCTCAGATAGATTATTATTTACTTTAGAATATAGTATAGGAGTTTGTACTTTTAAACCAAAAGCACATTCTACATATCCATTATTTATAGCAAATTGTTTATTTTCCTCTGAGAATTGATGTAATCTCTTGTATATTTTTCTATGACCTTCTTCTATTTCTATAGCTTCCTTTAATGGAATACCATTCTTTTTATGAAGTGTCATATAAGTACCTTTATAATTTAAAGCAAATGTACTAGATTTACTTCTATTTCTTAAGGCTTTATACTTAGTAGCAATTGAATTAATAGCTTCTACATCTATATTATCTATATCTGATATATTTGTTTGTATATCAGGCATTTGTGAATGATAATAACCATAAGCATTTAAACTATGACTATCTAATCCTTTAGTAAATATAGCTGTTTTAGCAGGATCTTTTGATAATATAGCTACTATTCTGTCTTCTAGTGCAGAATAATCAGCATATGCTATTAAGTATCCTTTAGGAGCTTCAAAACATTCCTTAATTACTTTTCCGTGAATACTTCCGCTAGGAATATTCTGTAAATTAGGATTCCTACTACTCAATCTTCCTGATATAGTTCCTCCTAAAATAAAATCACCATTAATACAATCACAATTGAAAATAATAGATGGTAAAGATATTTCTTTAAACTTACCAATAAAACTAGAAAGTACTGTACTACTTTCACTTAATATTAATAGCTGTTCTATTAATATCTTTGGTTCTCCTTCTACATAGTTAAGTAATTTATGTAGTGTCTTACTTCCAGTAGAAGGTTGCTTTTTGTCCGTTATATCTATTATAGGTAATTTTAAAAAATCATATAATAACTTCTGTGTTTGTTTAGAACTAGAAGGATTATAAGATAAATTAAAACATTCTATAGGCTTAACTAACTTCTTTAACTTACTGTTTGTTTTAACCATTTCTTCTTCGTTGCATTTCTTAATGAACTCAGGTAGAAAAGATAAATTGTTAATAGTAGTTCTTGCTTTCTTTGTTAAATTACTAATTGATTCTTTACCTTGCTCAACAGTTACTAAATTAACAGGCATACCTGTTAACATCATTTGAACCAAGTAGTTAATACTATTCTTTAATATAATATAAGCTTTATTATCTATAGTGTTATATTTCTCATATAGATAATATGTAGCCAGTGTATCTATTCCATTATACCTAAGTATTTCATAGGTACTGTATTTAGATATATCTTCTACTTCTAAAGCATAATGTCCTGTATATTCCATTGTATTAGCTTTTAAGCTAAGTGAATACTCATTAGTACTATTTATATTTACATATGTTAATAACATAGTATCTTCATAATTCAAATAGTATAATGTTTTTCGTATAGAGTATATGTCTTTAAATAGTTTATACATTAAGAACTTTAAATCAAATGAAGCATTATGAAATATAAGCTTACCTTTGTATGTTTTAAAGAATATCTCTAGTGTCAATAAATCATCATTTCTTAAATCTATAGCTATACTTGTATATTTATCAATACCAAATGCTATTGATACTATAGAATCATTATAGAAAGATAAACCAGTAGTTTCTATATCACAAGTTATTACAGGGATATTTATTAAACTATTATATTCATCTTTACCAAACTCATTTTTAATAATTATATTTGTATTTTTTAAATATTCTATTTTAGTATTTTCAATAAATTGATTAACATACTTTATTGAATGTTTTACTAATTCTTTATTGAAATAATTTGATGGAGGTATAAGAATACATTTCATTTTACTAGATTTTACACTTATTGTTTGTAACATTAAGTGAAAATCATATTTTCTACCTGTTAGTAGTTTAAATATTTCTTCGTTATCAACTACTATAATATCAGCTATAGTTTCTAGAAATTCTATATGCAATGGTAAATCTTTGATTACTTGAAGTTCTACCACAGATATTAACAAATCTTTTCTCTTTTTATTAGTTAAAAAGATAATGTTCATTTGTATATCCTTCTTCTTCTGCATATATTTTCAATTTAGGTATACCATATTGTTTTGAGTAGAGTAAATCTCTTATTATCCACTCTATTTTGCAATATTTAAAATAATCATAAGTTTTTATAGCAGTACTTATGTTTAAACCTCTATTATAGACTAACTGTTGTATTGCCCTATTTTTATCATCATAAAAATATTTTATGTCTTTTTTTGCCATTTTGTGATTCTTTAAGTTTTTTTGTAGATTGTTTTTATTGACCTTCTTGAGATAAAACTTTTAGTCAATTGTAAGGAGCGTACTTGAATAAGGTATATAGATTTAATTATATATTTAGACCCAAGAATAAAAAGTTCTAAATATATTATACCTTAAATTATATTAACATTTCTTTTTTTTCATAACTAATCCTTTCTTTAAATATGATTCTATTAATTTCTTATTGTATAATACTTTTCTAGCATAATTATACCCTTTGCTAGATTTATTATATCCATTATTATATCCAGCTAAAATACTAGTTATACTCTTTCTTCTAGCTTTCCAATATTCTAATTCCTTTTTACATTGGTTCAAACTAAATTGAGTATCTTTCAATTTTAACTTTATCTGACTACTATTTAACTTTTCTCTTGCCTTAACACTTATTATTCTATTTTGAAACATACCATATGAATCTTTATATTTACAATTTGGATTAAATTCACTTTCTACATAAGCAATAGCTAAATATAGTGAAGTGTCTTTAATCTTATGTTGTTTACATACCTTTATTATTTCTTTTATCTTATAAATTTGTTTTTCATTAAAATTTATAGACGAGTTCAATAATGAAATAGTAAACAGAAAAGTAAACAAAAATTTCATACAAGTAATTCCTTTTCTAATATTTGTTGATAAGCGTGTATTTTAGCAATTTCTTTGTTAATTTCATCTTTTTTACCTAATCTCAATTGGTATTTCAATATATTACCCTTGAGAAATCCTAAATATTCCTCTTTACTTAGCGAAGCTTTTATGATATCAAGTGCTTCAGTTCCTTTCCATAAATCATAATAACTCATTCCAATCTCCCTGTAAAGTTTTCTTACTATATTCAGTAACTGTTCCACTAAAGAAATCAGTTACAGTAAGCATTAGTACTTCATCCATAAAAGGTAATGGGTTTACCTTTATGTTTGTATCATATTTTATTTTTATTAGTTCAAGAGCTTTATATGCTTGATAATGAACATAATCTTTCAATAGTTCTTTATCTAAATGTACTGGCTCAAATAAATCAATTAAAGTTATTTCATATGATACTATTTCTTTTACAGATTCTAATATAATGTGTTCTAAATCTGTATGCAATAGATCAGGATTTTCTTCTATAAATGTATTATACAACTTAGCATTATACACCATATGAAGATATTCATCTTTTATACTCCATTCTACTAATTGACACATACCTTTATATTTACCTAACTTTTGAAAATATAGTAACATTGCAAATTGTGCAAATAAACTAATACCTTCAGTACAAGCACTATATACAGCTAACATACAAGCTATATCTTTCTTATATTGTTGTTGTAATTGTACTTCTGTTAAACCAAAGTTTTTATATTCTTCATATTTTTTAACTTTAGCTTTTTCTAAATATCCTATTTTAGTATTCATTATAGGTATTTCTAAGAAATCTGAATAAATACTGTCTTTAAACCCTAGAGTTTCAATTAATAAAGAATAACCTGCCATATGAGTATTTTCCATATCTGCAAATTTTCTTAACATCATTTTTATCTCTGTAGGTTTAAATATTCTTAACAGGATATCATAACCATTACTTACCATTACTTCATTTTGAGTAAATAATTTAAATACATCTGTAATAAGTTTCTTTTCTTCATTACTAGCTTTCTTATAATCTTGTACATCTTCGTGAAGTTTTAGTTCGTGTATAAACCAAATCATTCTATTTGCAGTATCCCAAGCCTCATAAGCCCAAGTATACTTCATACCACTACTTTCTTTATATAGTGGTACCTTTTGATTTATTGACAATAAAGACATTCTCTCTCCTCTATTGTTTTATTATTGGCTCTAAAAATACTTTTAGTTCTACAATAATAAAGTGTTTTAATTCCTTTTTTCCAAGCTAACATATGTACATCATACATCTGTCTAACAGTGTTAGCATTAGAAAAGAATAAGTTAATACTTTGCCCTTGATCTATATACTTCTGTCTGTCAGAAGCCAATTCTACCACATATCTTTGGTCTATTTCATAGGCAGTCTTATACAATTCCTTTAATGATACATCTATATCTAAATGTTGAACACTACCATCATTTTTCATAATAGTATCCCATACTTCTTTAGTATTCATATTTAGTTTTTCTAAATCTTCTTCTAAATATTTATTCTTTTGGAAGTAAGTTCCTAATTTAGTTTTCTCACTATAACAATTTGCAGGTAGAGGTTCAATACCACTACTTGTGTTACCTGATAATATAGATATACTTGTAGTAGGAGCAATAGCTGTAATCATAATATTTCTTCTTCTAGGAATACTTTCATTTTTTTCTCTAGCTTTTATATTTAACTCACAACTACCTTTTGTATTTGTTAACAGTTTTTCTGCTTTTTCTAATTCTCTCTTCATATGAGAGAATATCTTTTTATTTACCATTTTAGCAGTTAAAGATTCAAATGGTATCTTATTTTTAAGTAAGTAATTATGAAATCCCATAACTCCTATACCTAAATTTCTTTCTTCTTCTGCTACTAACCTAGCTTTATTAAAAGCTATTTTATCTTTTGATTGATATATAAATTCAGTATTTATATTATCAGTATACTCCAAAATATCTCTCCAGAATTCATCATTATTCTTATATTCATCCCATTGTTCTAAATTAATAGAACTTAGGACACAAACTCCTGTTCTTTCAGGACTAGTATGTATTAATATCTCTGAACATAAGTTAGAAGTAGTTATATCTAAATCTAATTTAACATATTCTACTGGTTTTTCTCTGTTAACATTATCTTTAAACATTAACATAGGCTCTCCGTGTATCTCTCTTTGTTCAAGTATTTCTATAAACAACTCTCTAGCTTTTACACTAGATATTACTTTTTGGTTCTTAGGAGAAATGAGATCAAATGTCTCATTTTTCTCAACTTTTTCCATAAATTCATCACTTAGTGTTACTCCTATGTGAGTATTTGTACATACTCTATTTATATCTCCTATTGGGTTCCTGATATTAATGAATTCTTCTATTTCAGGATGTGACACATCCAACCATATTGCTTCACTAAACCTTCTTATAACTCCTTGTGATACTGCTAATGAGGCTGTATCACTTACTTTTATAAATGGAATTATACCTGAAGATTTTCCTTTATTCCCAACAGGAGCATTTATCTCTCTTACTTTGCTCCACTCTGTTCCTTTACCTCCACCTTCTGACCCAAGCCAGAAGGATTCATTATAAGAATCAAATATATCTTTTTTACTGTCTCCTACAGTGGATACATAACAGCTTACAGGTAAACCTCTATCAGTACCTCCATTTGCACTTGGAGGTGTTGATGGATGAAACCAATTCTTTCTAATATAGCTAGTAATTCTACTAGCCATAGGACTGCTAGTAGAGTAAGCTTTCGCTACTCTTTCTAGCCACATATCATAGTTCTCATTCTCTATGAAATATGTGCTTTTATATGAATCCAATTGAATTTGTTTCATATAATTCTATTCCTTAGATTTCTTATTTGCATTTATATATTTATTATATCTGCTAGTAGCTCTATTTAATAGAAATAATAAACCTCTTAGTGAAGTTTTCTTAGCTTCTATTGTTTTATTGTCGTCTTTGTATTCTATAAACTCTTTATACAACTCTGATATTTCATCAGTTGTATTAATTAACTGACTTATATCAGTTATTTCACCATTTCTTAAAAACTCTCTTATCTCTTTAACCTTTGGACCAAATCCACCTCTTTTCATTGTATCTCCTTCTTTATTTTGTATTTAGTTTCTTTTATATTTCTTCCCAATCAGTTCCAAATAAATCTTGAAAATTTAACATTTTAATATCATTAGATACTACTGCAAATTTATCAGTAAAATTACATAAGTGATTTACTGCCAAAGAATTTACTTTATCTAATTCTACAAGAAAAACAGTACCATATATCATATCTCCTATTTTTCTTTGTATTTTTGTGCCTACATCAACCTTAGCTAATGCTTCGCTTATGTGCATTACACTTCTTTCCAGTCATTTGAAAATAAATCTTCTTGATCTAATCTTACTTTAAAACCTAATTTACCATTATTACTAGATACTAATAATTTATCAGTATTATACTTACATAAGTAGTTAAAAATAGAATTATTTATTTTATTTCTTTCTACTATAAATAGGAATTTATTATTCCAACTTTCTCTACCTATATTCTTGCCTTTACCTGCTATTACTAGAGCTTCATTAAATGTCATTAGAATGGCACCTCTATATTATTATTTTTCTTAGTATCCTTAACTTCTACATACTTATTAAGTATGTAATCTTTAGGATATTTATTCTTAAATGTTGTTATAAGGATATCATCTGGCTCAAAGAAATATTTTATTTCATTCTTGATAACTTTAGTATTTACTGGCACGTAATTACCAAATTCATCCTTTTCTTGCTTATTCTCTTCCATTTTAATAACTCCTATAGTCAACTCTGCCCCAACCCAATCAATATTATCAATTGGAGTTCTTGTAGTTACTCCATTATAATTATTGATTAAGATTTCTTGTGTTGTCTCCTGTTGCTCTATATTCTTTTGTGTTAGCATTCTAGCTAACTTATTCATTTTTGTATATCCTGGTAATTGAGTTGAATCCCCTGATTTTTTGTTGATATAGTAAGTCTTACCTTCTTTGTTAGAAATATAGTCACTACTTTTCAATATTTTTCCATCTATATCTAGTTCTAAGAACACTGCTACTGCTCCACTATTTGCTGTTTTGAAGTAACTTTTTGTTACCTGACATTTATACACTCCACTGTCCAACACTTGTGGTGCTTCAAACTCCATACTCTCTTTACTATTATTGTCTACTATTAATTGTATCATCTACTCTCCTTCATAATATTTTTGTAATCTATCTAAAACTATTTGTACATTGTTTTCAATATACAATTCTTCTTCTTCCCATAAATCACTAGCTCCTCTTATCTTTTCATAGATATTTTCTTTAGTTATTTGTGTTTGGAATACATATCTAAAACCTTTAATACTATTTTTATCTAGTATTCTTTTACTATATACTATAGTATTAAAATCAGCTTCTACACCAGTAGCACCTACACTCCCTTTAACAGGAACCTTACTTTCAATAATATTTTCACTGTCGTTAAATACATCTTTTATATGAGCCAGAATTATATAATTCTTGGTTCCTGTCTTTAACTTATACATTAACTTTTTGAAATATTGTGCATAACTACCCCAAGCTGTTTGAGTATTTTTACTAGTTAACACATATTGCATTTCATACATATCCATCAAAAATGTTATAGTATCTAATACTATTACATCTATATTAGGACTACTCTCTGCTTTTTCAATAAGATCAAATATTTTCAATGGGTCATCCATCTTAAAAAATTTAAACTTATTTTTAAAAGGCAATGTTTTTAAATCACAATTGATGTATAAACATCTTTCGTGATTTGCCAAACCTTTAAGGCTGTGTGACTTACCTGAAGCAGGTTTACCACATACCAATACTATTTTCTCATTCTCTATTATATCTCCTTTAAAATTGATTTAGGACTAATATTATGTATATAATCTTTATCCTCATATTTATTACCTATAATCTCACTACTAAATATATATTGTTTTAATAAAGTATATTTACTATTCCTTTGTTTTTTATAATTCAATAGAGTAATAACATATTTATCTACTATAAATATATCATTTTTATTTTTTAAGATATCTCCATAGAATATCCACCTATTAGTACAATCCTTTAGATAAGTATTTTTTAACATCTTACCTTTAATAACTTTGCCATAATGTAATATTTCACCTCTATTTGAGGTTCCTATATTATTATAGTGCATTACGTCATTAAACCAAACTCTGTACTTAACCATTCATCTCCTTTAAAGTATATTTTTTAGTTACAGTAAGCATTACTGAACTACTAATTTCTTCTTCACTCAGCTTTTGAGGAAGTTTGTTGTTAAAGGAGTATATAGCATTTCTGATAGCTTCTAACGAATAATTATTATCAAGTAAGCTCATTGCATACCTATATAACATATTGTTTCTATTGCCATCAGAATGAAGTAAGAACCATCTTTCTAGCATACTTAAATTACTAATACTATTAAGTGATGACTTTAAATCATCATTCTTTTTAGTTTTAGCAATAAATAGAGTAGCGTCTAATAGATCTCCTTCATTAAATTTAGATATACCAGGATTAGTTTCCCATTTCCTAGCTATATCTTTAGTAGCTAAATCTACTTCAAATGGTAACCAATTAAATATAGCTTCCATAAATAAACTATATTCTTTTGATTCCATATGTAAAGTATGGCTCAAAGGAAATATAATTCTAAATCTATTTATATTATTTGTATGGCTCTTAGTAGAGTACAAATAATATTTATAGTCTTTTAGTAATTGTGTAGCAGTATCAATATTAATACCTTTATCTACATCAATTATTACTAAATTAAATCCTAACATCACATTAGCACTGTTTCTATGTCCATTTTTCCAGTGATGAGCTGTAAAATGATGATTAGAAACATTACATAGAGTAGGTAATTTATCCCATTCTATATATTTATTCTCATAATTGTAAGCTACATCATTAGAGTAACTCATAATTAATTTACTTAAATCTGTAGACTTAATAGTTTCTCCTTTGAGAAATTCTATATTATCATACAAATATCTTTTAATAATAATATTGTCTTTATAGCCATATGCTATAGCTAAGTCTAACAATTCTTTCTTATTACCTTTATAAAAAGGTAAATCTTCTATTAAATCTACTTGAGATACTTCTTTACCTATATCAGCTATATACTTAGCTAATCTAACATAAGGTTTCTCTCTAGTTAGCATTTT